CGTTTCATCGCGCGGCCTCCGATGAACGTACAGTAAGCTGCCAGAATGGATTGAAGGTTCCGCGCTTGATCGCATCCTTGGCAAGCAGCAGGCCGTACAGCTTGTCCCGGTAGCGCGCAGACGCATCGGCCCGCGCACGTTTTTTGTCGAACGCGACATCGCGCTTGCTGCCTGCGCGGTAGATCGCCGCAGCGCCATCGCCGCCACGTCCGCCGACGCGCTGGCTCCAGTCGCAGATATAGACTTGCTTCGGCTTGGCCGTGTGCATGTTGTTGATGTGCTTGCGTACGCCGCTGACAGACATTCCCATCATGGCCGCGATCTGCGGAACGGTTGCAGGCTCTTTCTGTAACAGTTCGACGATGAGTCGCCTGTTCTGGTAGCGCGAACTGTTCGGGTCTTTGGGGCTTCCTCTCATGCTGCGAATTCCTCGTAACTTGCCGGTGCAGTCCAGCGCACGCCGCGTTCAGATCCGAAGGCTTGAATAAGCTCGCAAAGATCCGAAAACATGCGCTTCGTCATACGCGACGTGCTCTGTCCGAGCGCGATAAACCCGGTGCCTTCCATGTTCGGTACGACGGTCATCTTCTGAAGCGACGCACTGAAGAAGTCCTTCCACTCAGTAGGCGTCAGCTTGCGGCCGTACCATTCAACCTGGTTCGATACATCAGTCAGGAGCGCCCACAGAAGCGCGTTTTGATCGTTTGAGCGGGTAGGGGGCGATAGCGTCAGCACATCGCCATCAGGGCGGCGCTTGAGGCATTCGATCGCGTATGCGCGGCTCGTCGGCGTAAGGTAGATGGTTTCTTTCATGCTGCCGCCACCATAACGATGCACTGGCCGCCTTTGACGATCGGCCCGCGCGAGACATGCAACTCGTCGATCTGGCTGTCGTCATCGAATACGCCCGCATGCATCAGCGCATCGAGCCCGGCCTTGCAGAAGTTGTCGAGATCCCTGCGGCGCTTGTCGCCACCGCATACGCGCATCGCGACGAACAGACGGGAATCGCCAAACTTCTTCGCGTTGTGTTCCGCGACGATCTCTGCGACGCGCTCGCGGAAGGTCTTGCCGGCCGCGGTTATGTACATGCCGTGCGGCGACTTCCGCCAATAATTGTTCACACTTGGCGGAAGGGGGAGAACTAGAAGCTGCGAATCCCCGTATAACTTCGATTGATCGGTCATGCTGCGTTCTTAACCTCGTGAGAGCAAATCGAATGCTGCTGCCGCCACTCTTGAAACCTGTCCGTTGCCAGTGGCTTTAAGTCGGTCAGCCCGATGGGCCATCCCATCAACCACTCGACCCACTCCGGGTTCAGGCGGCCAGCTGCTGAAGTCGACTGTGCGACCGCCGACGGAAGCATTAGGTCGCCTTTGCTGCCGCGCTGATTCGGGCCTCCCTTCGTTCCATCGGTCGCTCGCGGGGTAGGCCAGAATCGCTCCCTCTTGCTGTTGCACGCTCGATCCGACATAGCTAGGTACTCGCTCCGATCGCTCAATTTCCGAGACAGAAGCAGTAGTTCCCCGTCGCTGCGATACCCGATGCAATTTGGAGTGGGCCACAATCCAGATCCGATCTCGTTGGTGGGGTGCTCCAAAGTCTGCCGCTCCCAACACTCCCCATTCCGCATCGAACCCCATCGCGGCCAGGTCTCCGAGAACTCGTCCGAGTCCCCTAGAAGTGAGCATTGGGGAGTTCTCCACGAAAGCGAATCGCGGTCTAACCTCGCCAATAATCCGAGCCATTTCCGACCAAAGCCCACTTCGTTCACCGTCGAGTCCGTCGCCTCGTCCAGCTGCGCTGATGTCTTGGCAAGGGAAACCTCCCGAAACCACGTCAACAACTCCTCTCCATTTCCTGCCGTCAAACGTTCTGACGTCATCCCAAATCGGGAAAGGCGGGAATGTTCCGTCGTTTTGTCGGGCCAGTAGAACGCTTCGGGCGTAGGCGTTGTACTCGACAGCGCAGACGGTTCGCCATCCAAGTAAGTGACCCCCAAGAATTCCTCCACCAGCGCCCGCGAACAATGCCAGCTCATTCATTCATTCCTCTTTGTTCTTATGCTTTCTTGTCGCTGCGAACGTACTTCCACAGCTCTGTTTTCGCCCGCTCGGCGGCCTCGTTACCGCCTCTCTGCCTCACGCTCTCGACGATCGCCTTAGCGCTGCTGTAGTCGCCTCGTCGGCCATCGCGGACGGCGGCCATAAACCGCCGTAAGCATTCGTCCCTGTCCACGCCTAGCACCAAGGAATCGACCGGTAATCGACCGTGCGCCGGATCACGTAATGCCTGCGCAACGGCTCGGCTTCAGGATTTACACAGGTGATTTCCATGTAGCCGTTGGCTAAGATGGTGATTGACGTAGACATGGTTGTTCTCGGTTAGACTTGCTTGAACGTGCGAACGACAACGAGCTTTTCTTCCTCTGTGCAGGTCACGTCGTAGGCGTCTTCGATCCAGTCGATTGCCTCTGGCTCGCCGTGCTTGCCGCCTCCGTACCAATACGTCCAGCCTACCCATGAACCATCCGGCGCTTTCGCTGCCACGGCGTCTGATTCGTAGTGGCGCGACGACGGGCAAGACAAATGCGTTTCCACGCCGCTGTAGCGCACTTCGCTGATTGCGTCTTGCAACTCGTAGTATTTGCCGTTCGTCTCCTCGTAGAGATCGTCGATGTTCTCGGCCGTGACGTTTTCCGGCGCCGGCTTCTTGTTCAGTTCCGCGTGGCGAATCAGGATCAGGTGCTTGATTTTTTGTTGTGGCGTCATGGTTTCCTCACTTGATATCTAGACGGCGCCCGCGAACCAGCGAGCAGCCCGGCACTTCGAATCCATCTTTCAGTGCGGCCGCGATCAGCTTCTTATCCGGCATCGGCTTCGGCGGCTCCGGTTCCGTCTTGTACGCATCCGGGATCAGCGATTCGTCTGCGATCTGCACGCTAGGCGGATTGAGCGCGATCTTGATGCGGAAGTAGGGCGTGTCGATCTTGTCGCGCTGCGCCAGAGTGAGGCCGTCGAGCAGGTACTTTCGGATGCGCTCTGCTCGGTTCTCAAGCGCCTTCGCGCGCTCTGTCATGACCTTGGCTGCTTCCTTGATCTGCGCTGCGGTCGCCTCGAGATTTCTCGCCACAAAAGCGGTCTGCATGCATTTGGTTTCCAGATCGCCGCTGATCGATTCCAGCGTGTCAGCCAGCGTCGTTTCGTCCAGATCCAGGTCTTCGAGCTTCGCCGCATCTGCGCGGTACTCGCTCGCGATTTCGAAGAGGTTCATGCTGCGCCCCCCTCTCTGGAACGGCGTTCCTCACGTGCGCGCCGAAGTGCTCTCTGCCAGCCCACCGCACCTTTATCGATGAGCTTTGCCGTCGCGCGCTCAATGGCCTCGTCGATCGTGTCTCCGCCGGCCACTAGAAAGCCGGTTTCAGCGTGAGTCACGCGGAACAACTCGGACTCGCTGGCGGGTACGGCGACGACGTACTCATCCGAGAAGTCATTCTTGAAGAGCGGGTTGAAATGCACGACGAAGACTTCGCTGCCAGCGTTCGGGAGTTCGACCGGGTCGCCGACCGTCTCGAACAGTTCTCCGCGCTTACACGCAATCTTGAATCTCACAATCGGCTCCTTGTTGTCATCGCCAGACATAAAGCATCTGGCGTATCCGTTCTAGAATATTGCCACGAAATAAAGCAGCGCGCGTATTAGTCACGCATAAAATTTCGCTATGATCGCTCTGGTGCGATTAAGGTGGTCCTGCTCGATCGGATCGTCCTGCTGGCGCAGCTCCAGGATGAATCGCAGCATGTCTCTGCGCATTGTTGCTTCCGCAACGTCGATCTCTGCGATGCGGATCTGTTCGCGGATATGCTCGATAGAAACGACGGTGACTGGCGTGGTGTTGTCAAGTTTGTTCATTTCAGTATCCCTCTCCATTCGAACCCGCCAGCGTGCGCTGCTGCATCGCTCGGCATATCGCAGTATTTCTCTGCGTCATCGGGCGTCTGTCCTGACAGCCCCCACGTTGACCCATTCCAGCAGCTAAACCATCGGATCAGCTTGCCGTTCTCTTTGATGCGCACTTCGTACACGCCGGTATAGACGGGCGTAATGTCTCGCGGGTGCCACTCACTAAGGTTCGCCTCCATGCTTTCCCCTTGGTGCGCCGCTAGAGCGTGCTAGCGGCGCGGTCGTTGTTAATCGTCAGAACGGAATGTCGTCGTCCATGTCATCAAAGCCGCCGCCAGCGGGCGCTGATGCGCGGGCCGGCGCAGGCTGTGCGGCCGCATTGCGCAACGGGCGATGGCGCAGATTCGGGATCATCTTGGCGAGTTGATGCGCGGCCGCTTTCTTGTCCAGGATTTCGGACGCCATCAGTTCGGACGATGCTTCGAAGAACGCAGCCGGCACAACCTTGGTTCCGATCGATCCGTCCGTCTTCTGATAGTCCTCCGTCTCGAACAGGATGCCGACAGGCTTGTTCATTAGATCGGCGAACACTTGGGCGTCGAACTCTTGAACCTGCTGCGTGTCGCGGTCCCATTTCTTCACGACCGCATCACTCGGCGCGATGTTCTTGACGCGCAGGCACGTCATCAGCGCTTGCAGTTGCTTGAAGCCGAACAGTTCCTTGTTCGCCGTGTTGAACGTCCAGAGGGTGAAGTTCGCGGTCTGCTTGTCTTCCGTCACGAAGGCGAAGTCGATGCCGCGCGTTCCCTTCGAGCTTTCGATGTCCTCGGCGCGCGTGAACTGGCCGACGTACTTGCCGATTTCGGTAATGCGCTCGCTGCGTTGTTCTGCCTGGCGTGCTGCTTGCGGGTTCAATGCGTACATACTGTTTCCTTTGGTCTGGTTGATCTGGCTGTTCTTGGCTCAGATGAAGGGCAATTAAGCGGCTTGCCCGATGCCGTAGTAATCAACGATTGCGTCGTCGACGAGATACAGATCGTTCGGAATGCGCTCTTGGCCGAACAGCCCCATCGGGCTTTTAACCGTGTCGCGCCCGCTGTTGCGTGTCGTGAAGGTGTATTCGCCGTCGACAACATCGGTCTTGAGGACGATCGTGAACAGGCCTTCGACGGTGATCTTTTCGTCGAGCAACTTGCCGATCGTCTTGGCCTTGGTGTGTCCCGAATCGAGCTGCTCGCTGTGCGTGAGTATGTACACGCGCACGTCGTCAGGAAGCGTGTTAGCGGCCGTCAGGACGTCCCAAGCGTGCTTTCCAATGTCCGTGAACTTCTGGAAGCCCGTTTCCCCGCTGCGGCGCATGAATTCGTTCGCAAGCAGGTATTGGAAGTCGTCGATGATGATCGTCTTGCGCTGCGTCTTGCCGAGAATGCTGACGATGCGCGCGGCGTCGTCAGTGACGAACATGTTTCCGTCCGGGTTCTCTTTGCTCAGGTAGCTCCAGCCTTTCGCCCGGAAGGGAAGCGGCTTCTTAACGATCTGAATCAAAAGGGTCTGCGCCGGGTCGAAATTGCGCAGGGATGAGGATTTGCCCGTTCCGCTCTGACCGATGACTAGCGTTGCTGTGCTCATGTTCGTTCTCTCGTTCGTGCTGTTCGCGTTCTTCGGAAATTTGCTGTTGCCACCACTCGGCGCCGTCGCTCATTGCCACCCCGGCTGTGTAGCCCATAGGAACCAAGCGAGCAGGGCGGCGAAGAAAACCCAATCAAGCGCGGCGCGCATGGCTGATCTCGTCGATTTCATCGCGCAGGACGCGCGCACGGTTCACAAGGAGGGAGAGCCAGCCATCGGCGGCGGCTTCAGGAAACATCGATGAAAAGCGACGCCATTCCAGATCGAAATTCATCAGAAGGGCGTACATGTCCGGCACCTTCTCCGCGATCTGCACCTGACGATGGAGTTCGATCAGTTCGGCGACGGGGCAAAGGTGCTCGTCGCCGGCCTTGCGCAGTTCCTGCATGAATACTGACTTAGGCACTGAAGCAGCCAGTGTATCCATTGCGGACAAATTTTTACGCGCAACAGGAGCTTGTTGCGGGCGGAATGCTTCGATACTGCGTAATAAGCCGTTGCGGGCCAAGGTTTGCGCTTTCATTTCGATGTTTCCTTCTGGTTTGTTGTTGTGTGTGCTGCTGAGTTAATAATACGTGGTGAGTATTAGAAATGCAAGCTCGAAATCCAAATTTTTTGTGTTCCACCTAACTATGCCGGCAGAACTCGCCGTGGAAGCGTTCTCGCGCGCGCCTAGCTGCGTCAGCCGCCAAGTCGATTGATTCGAAGTACCCTAGATGGACTGTTTTTCCATTGACGTTGATTCGCGCCCGCCAGCCCTTCGGGTCTGCTGATACCCCCTTCTCGCCACTCTTGTTGTCAGATCTAATCTTCCTGTTTAGGCAGTTCTGCGCATCCGAAGCTTCACGGAGATTCGCGATCCTGTTGTCTGATGGGTTGCCATTGATGTGGTCCACCATTCCTTGCGGCCATTCACCGTATGTGAGGAGCCATGCAAGACGGTGTGCTTTGTAGCGCCCTGTCCCAACTCGAATCAATCTGTAGCCGCGACTACTCAGCCCTCCGGCAATTTGGCCGGGCGTTGCTTTGTGAGACTTCTTCTTCCATCGGAAGTCGCCCGTTAGCGGGTCATATTCCAGTGCGTCTGCAACTTGTTCGCGAGATAAGTCGTCGATGGGTTTCATTCTTCCTCCTTTCGCGGGATATAGCCGCGTCGCTCGAACGCGGGGCGTAATTTCTCTATCGTGGATTCTCGAAGGGCCGCGATCGCTGGACCAATCTTTGCGGCGGCGTTATATGCGGTGCTTCTGCTTACGCCGCAGTGATCGGCAATCTCTTGTGCGCCGGGGCATCGCTTCTCCCCGTAGACGAACTCGCGCATCAGCATCAGGCGGATGACGCTACGGCTGCGCACGATGCCGCCGAACAGGTGTTCTAGGCGCTCGATGCCCGCTGCTCGCTCGCCGTTCTCGCCGCCGTATTCGGCATCGAGCAGGGCTTGCTGATCGCGCGATGTATGCGAGGCGATCACATCGAGTATCAGCCGCGCCTGCGCTCGTTTCTCGCTCGCTGAGAGCATCAGGCCGCCTTCCTTGCCGACGAACTCGCCGATCTTGCCGACTTTCACGCCGGCCGTTGCCCGCCACGTGTACGCGAAAGACAGTGCGCTCTCCATTGATCCAAAGAGCGCCATTCTTCGCACCGCTTCGTCATCGGTTTGAGCCTGGCGCAGAGTAAGTCCGAGTCTCCGAAACTGATCTTCCCGATCTGATAAACGCAACCCTTGCATGTTCGTTCCTCGCGCGTTATGAGGATCTCTAGCGGATCCCGATATTCGTTTTGGCGTAATGGTTGCGGAAGCTTCACGCATCTTCCTTTGGCGGCTGCTTCGGACTCGGCGGATTCCATGCTCGCGCCATCACTCCAAAGAACAGCCACCAGTAGAGGGCGGGACTCATGCTGTTGGCTCCGTCAGGCCGCGCCATTGGCGGTCTTGCCAGAAACTCACATGGCCGTTAGCAGCTCGCACGATGCATTCCGCGATGTCTTCCTCGCAGGTTGCCCAGTGCCAAACGCCATCTTTGTACACGGACCACGCTGATTCTGATCCGCCCTCCACACGCGTCTCGTATAGACCTTCGTGAATAGGAAGAACGTCGAACCGGAACCATTCAGTCTTCTTCATACCGCCTCCAGTTGTTTAGCCATCAATCGCTCACGGCAAGCGTCTTGCATTGCCCGTAGCGTCTCCATCGCCCTGAACACTGGCGGCGTATCCTCGCGCGTGCTAAACCAAATGCAGCCCGATCTATCGCGGCGGCCGTTGCATTTCACCTTGCCGCTGGTTTCAAGTCGCGATAGTGCCTGGCGCACCTTCTGAGCCGTAATGTCTATGCTGTCGGCGATCTGCTGAACGGTGGCGCCCTCGGGCTGCGTGCTGAGGTAATCGCTGATGCGGGATGGGATCATGCTGCCTCCGAATCAAGGCCGCCCACGTCGCGCGATGCTCGCCGGTGGCTCTCCCAATCAAACTTCACGCTTACGCCAGATTCGCTCAGGCGGTCCATGAAGCGCTCGCCGAGATACGCCTTCAGGCTCGGTACGTCGAGGTTTGTCAGCAGGATGGTGGGCTTGCAATTGAGGCGTCGCGCCTCTAGCAGTTCGTGCAGCGTGCGGGCCTCGTCATCCGTTCCGCGCTGCAATCCGATCTCGTCGAGGATCATCAAATCGATCGACTCGAACTGGCGAAGAATCTGTTCTTCGGTAAGCTCCGACGAGCGCGACCATGTTCCGCGAATCTTGGTAAACAAGCGTGCGGTGGACGTAAAGTAGACGGTGTGACCGCGCGCCATCAGATCGTTAGCAACGGCGCATGCAAGGTGCGATTTTCCGGTGCCTACCTTGCCGATTCCGACGAGAACTGTTCCGGTCTTCAGATGGCTACGGAAGCCTGCAGCGAAGCCGTGAAAGCGTTCCCAGGCGCGTTCCTGCGCATCGGTCTTGACTTCATAGTTGGCGAACGTGCGATTACGGAACAGAGCCGGAATGCCAGCTTGCTCCAGACGCGCTTCGATCTTCGCCTGACGCTCTGCGCGCTCCTTTTCGGTGCGCTCTGCTGCCTCGCGGTCTGCATCTTCCTTCGAGCAGGCAGGGCAGCGCGTAATTCGAATCACAGACTCAGCGACATTGATCTGTCGAATAGGGAAAGAACCGTGCTTTGCGCACGATCCCTCGTCTGGCAGTGTGGTTGATAAAACATGCATCGTCGGTTCCCGTTTGTTTTTGTACAACACTTCTGGTTAGAAAAGTGGCGTGCTGTAGTCCATGTCAGCAAGCGATTTTGTTTTATTGGATGATACACCAGATGTTTTAGAGTTGGGCGGAAAAATACCCTGATATCCGTTCGCAATCGAGTGATTGATCGCGGCCTTCAGATCGACCCCTTGCGCGCGGTAGGTTGCGAGCTGCTCGATTGTCTTCAGTGCGCTGCTCGGCGTCATCGGCTTTTTCTTCTCCCTGCGGTGCTGCTCCCATTCGGCCCATAACTCAGGATCGAGCCATTCAGGTAAGGAGGGGCGCGCAGCGACCTTTTCAGTCTTTACTGCCTTTGTCAGTTGTTCCTTAGAATCAGTCTTTACTTGTGTCGGATTGGGCGTCGACGGCTCAACCGGAGACGGTTCAACCGTCGACGGTTTATCCGGTGATGGTTGCGGGGAATCTGAAACGATGTAGTCGTATCCGGCAAAACTACCGTCCGGATTGTGTTTTGGTTTGTCGCTTCTGGCGATGTATCCGGCGTCCGTCAGCTCCGCAATAATCGCCTTAACTCCATCGCGCTTGGTGTGGCCGCCCGCGCCGCGCAGGCTTCCTGCGGTTTCATTGACGAGCGCCGCAACCGAAACTTCCCAGTGGTCCGGCTTGCTCAACAGGAAAATGAGGAGTCCGCGAGCCGCCCACGACAGGTTTTTGTCGCCGCTTACGGTGTTGCTAACTCTGTAATAGCCGGATTCAGGGCGCTGCCCGCGAATGATGCTCATGCTTCTTCCTTGCCAGTGCCGACGATGCGCGCCGGGAGGTCTTGAAGGCGCAGAAGGTCGACAACCTGCATACCGTCTCCAGCGGTGATCTCGTCACTCACCAAGGCGAGCAGGACGGCACGCTCAGGCGAAACGGTTCTGACGCCGTTCTTGATGTGGTACCAGGAGCACAGGCTCAGACCCATGCGAGAGAGCAGCTTGTCGACGATGCGGCGACCGTGCTTATCGTGAAATTCCAGTGCGTTCATTCGTCTTCCTATGGCTTAGTAACCCTACGCTTAAGTGTATTATAAAACCCGCTTTGTTTCAATGATTTGTAGGCTTAAAGCGCCGTAAGTTAGTGAAAACTCTAGTTTTTTGCTTAATTTACGCTTGCATTCGGACGCCTGATGTCGCAATATTCTGTTACACGAAAAGAGCAGGACGGCGAGGGGAACACGACCGTACCGGTGAAAAGCGCATGAGGTGCGCACGACGGGGCCAACCCGCGACTAAAACACAGGAACCGAAGATGACCGTAGAAACAATCGAGCGCATTCGTCAGCGAAACTTCCTTTGGCTTTTTGAGCAATTCAAGGAAGAGTTTCGCAAGGATTGGCCGAATGAGCCTGATCGGGGGATGCTGCGCCGTTTTGCTGACAGGCTCGGCATGGATCAGATCTACGTGTCGCAGATCAAGAACGGCGGGAAGAAGGAAGAGGGCGGCAACGGTCGGATCATCGGCCCGCAGCTCGCGCGCAGGATAGAAAGCGC